ATGCCATGAGCCAAGGCGACGGCAAGCTGCAGGCTGACGTTTGACTTGCCGACGCCACCGTTGGCGCTGAGCAGCGTCACGGTGCCCTCGGGCAGCCAGCCCTCCCAGCGCCACTGCGTGGGCTCGGGCTGCTTGTGCTGCAGCTCGTTCCAGTCCATCGGCGCGAGCTCGCCGGGTGCATGCGCGGGTTCCAGCTCGCCGTCTGCGACGTTTAGGTTGACGGTGATCTGCGGCGGCTTGCGCTCCTCTGGCGCAAACTTCTCCGCACTCTTAACCGCCCGCGGTATCTCTGCCCGGCGGGCTTGCCAGCGTGCGAGCTCTGTTGGATCGCCTGGCCGCGCCTCGTCCATGAGGGAGTAGAGAAACTCGACGGCTGCTCCTGGGAACATGCCCCCGGCCACCAAACTAGCTGCCAAGCGGGTAATGCTCTCGTGATAGGCGCGATTGGCCGGGTTGGGGTCGGTAAGGCCTGCCACCATCTCCCCCGCGTGATTGCCTGTGCCTGTTCCTGCAGTGCTCTGGCGCGTCTGCACCAGCGTCGCAGCCTTGAGGTTGTCGAGGTCGATACCGACGGCCGCACATGCATCCTCGAGGCTCCAGCGGACATTAGGCTGCCAGTGCTCAAGCCTGACTTGCCATGCGCCGGCAGGACGCGGCTTGGTGTTTGTACCTACCGGCAGACGCACATAACGCACGCATGCATTGCCCGAGCTGTCGTTTGATCTGCCCCTGGCGGCCAAAGCGCTCATTACGCGGTCGATGAGTTGCCTATTTCGGGTATCTGGATCGTCCTGATCGAGAAAAATGCCGATCTGATGCTTGCCTGGGCTAGTTTGTATTGCGTACGAAAAGGCCTGTACGTCAGAGAGCTGCACATCGTCAAGCACTAGCACCGCCAGGCGCACAAAGGCGTCCTTGCGCCGAACAATCTCCCCGTCTTCGGTGGCCGTTAGGACCGCCGTACAGAAGTAGGTGTTGTCATGCTCAGCCCGATCAATCAGGGCAGCCTGCTGCGGCAGTCCCTTGTAGAGCCTTCCGGCCCAGATACCCGGCTCTCCGTTGCCTGGGTCCTGCCGGAAGCTGCAGACCCAGCTATGCGTGCCGGGCTCAAACTCGCCGTAGATTTCGGCGAGGAAGTCGCTGTTGGTCATCGTGGGTGCTCCGACGACCATGCTTACGCCTCGATACCAGCAAGCTCCTCGAGGCTGATGTCCACGCCCTGCCGGCGAGCCATCTCAAGTAATGCGGACCAGTACCGCTGCGGGATAACCCCACCTGTGCCAAGCGGCCTGGGCTGGCACCAGCGTGAGAGCGTGCTCTTGTCGAGCTTGAGCTCCTCCGCGACTGAGCTTTTGCCGCCCAGGCGGCTGACGATTTCATATGCCGGCCCGAGGGTGTGAATTGTCTGGATCAAGGACTGCCTCCGTAGTGCGATTAACTCAACATGGTGATGTTATCACCGTATTGTTGGGCTTCGTGTGGGGCAATCAACGGTTGAGCAAAATGAGATTGACTCAACATGGAGCTTGGGTCACACTCATCGTCCCTGGAAATGTTAAGGGTGAGGGTAGATCATGGATACGCAGTGGTTCAGGCACAACCTGCAAGACAAGAAAATGTCACAACGCCAACTTGCAAAGGTAATGGGCATTGACCCGGCCGCCATCTCTTTAATGTTTAGAGGGCGCCGGAAGATGACGCCCCACGAAGCGCACCAGATCTCTCAGATTCTGGGCGTGCCAATCCTCGAGGTCATGCGCCGCGCCGGGATTGATGTAACAGATGATGTTCGCAAGGCGCCCATCGCCGCGCACATGGATTCCAAGGGCTCCGTGTACGCCATGCCCAACGGCACCCACGACCTGGTTGTTGGGCCGGCAGACACCCCCGTAGGCACCTACGCCGTCCAAGTTCGGGCCCACTCAAGCAACCGAGACGGCTGGCTGCTGTTTGTCTCGCCCGCTCAGACCGAACCGCACGATCACATCGACGAGCTGTGCGTGTGCGCCACAGCAGACGGCAAGCACCTCATGGGCACCGTGCGCCGCGGCTACAGGCGCGACAGCCACAACGTGATCCTGTTCCCCTCCGAAGAAACAATCTTCGATGCAAAGCTGGCCTGGGTGTCGCCAGTTTTGTGGCTCAAGCCGAACTAAATCCCATTTTTTGAGCGCTCTCCGCGGTTGTTGTTGAAGACCGCGTATTTATCCGCGACCCCCTGCTTTTGTGTTGCCAAGGTGACAACCCGGCACCCAAGCCTCAACATACCCGACTATTTTCGTCGGCTTTACTTGTTGTGATTTCCGCATTGTTGAGCTATATTCACACCACCCAAGCTCAACAGCAACCAAGGAGTCAACGATGCAAACCTGGCCTTTCCCACCGCCGACGGGTCCTGTCCCATGGACCCCCGCTCAAGAGCGCGCCTACCAACAGCGCATGCGCGACCAAGCGCCCCCAGCCCCCTTCTGAGCACCACCATGAACCTCGAGCAATACATCAATGCCCTCAAATGGCACGACTGGGACTACGAGTACAGCGACGACTACTCCGTCGTCAGCCGAACCCGCAAGGTCCAGCACCAGATCGAACAAGCACAGCCCGCACTGGACCCCGACTTCCATGTCTGGAACCGGTACGCACCCACCAACCACAAGAGAGGCAACCCATGAAAGACAGCTATTTCCGCACCCCCCGCACGCTGAACGACTGCCAGTGGACCTACGGATACCAGACCGGAGGGACAGAGCCAAGGGCCGAAAAAGTGGCCGGCTATGTGCTTGCCGCCACATTCGGGGTTGTCTTGGCTTGGCTTCTCGTTGTGTTTCTCTCTACATGATGTGATGTACCCATGCCCTGTATGCCACGCCTGGTCCGAATGCAAGGAGTCGCGGCTGCGCCCAGACGGGACACGCAGGCGGCGCTACGAGTGCGGCAACCAGCACCTATTCACCACACTGGAGGCGCACGTTGATGGACTCGCATTACCACGAGGTCGAGCTGCAAAAGCTCAGGACAGAGAACGAGAAGCTCGAGGCGACAGCCGCGGAGCTCGCACGACGGAACGTCGCCCTGCGCGTGTTCCTGCTTCGACTGACTGACCCAGAGGATCTGGGCTGGGCAGTATCCGCAGACGTTCGCAAGCTGGCGCTAGACCACGCTGCGACAAGTAACTAAACCCCACGACAGGCTCACACCATGGACGCTATGGACGATCTGGCGAAGCAGTGGCGCATCGCCAAAGAGAAAGAAGACACAGCGCGACAGACGCGCATCTTCATTGAGGGAGAGATCCTAAAGCTGAACCCGGCCAAGGAGCAGGGCTCGGAGACGTTTGCAACGCCAGCCGGCGCCAAAGTCACGCTGACCGGCAAGCTCTCCTACAAGGTCAACCTGGACAAGCTCGCTGAGCTCACCAAGGGCTGGCCTGCTGATGTCAGGCCGCTCAAGCACAAGATCGAGGCCGACGAGGCCAAGCTTAAGGCGCTACGGGCCGAGGCACCAAATCTGTGGGCAGACATCGCCCAGGCCGTCACCGTCACACCCGCCAAGACCGGCGTCAGCATCGAATGGAAGGAGCAACATGCTTGATCTAGTTTCAACCCGCGACGATGTCGATCCTCAGACCGCCAGGTGCGCAAACCTGCTGGCTGCGGTCATCGCGGACGCAGTGCGCCAAGCTGCGCAGCATCCCAGTAAGCGCGAGCAGCAGCTCGAGCGCAACCTTGACAGCGAGGTCAGCAACTACCACCCAGGCATGAGCACTTGGTTCTTGTTTGACGATGAGTCGCCGTTTAGCCAGTACGCGCAGCTCATTGGATTGAGCGCGACTGACATGCGAGAGGCGCTGCTGGACGACCGGCCGCTGCTTGAGCGCACGACCAAGAACACACCCGCACCCTTTACCGCCATGGACCGCCGCACGATCAAGCTGCGGCATCGCTGGTATCTCGCAGAAAAACACGCAACCCAAGCCGCAACCAAGGAGTAACCAGTGGCATTTAACCTTCAATCAATTCAGCGCACCAAGCGCATGCGGGCCCCCAAGATCGTCATCGCCGGCCCAGGCAAGATCGGCAAGACGACCTTTGCAGCGATGGCACCCAACGCCATCGGCATCCTGACAGAGGACGGCGCTGACGCGGTCGATGCTGCGGCATTTCCGTTGTGCCAATCGCTCGATGATGTCTATTCGGCAATGGGCACGCTGCTGAAAGAGGAGCATCCGTACGAGACGGTCTTCCTCGACTCGCTCGACTGGCTTGAGCCGCTGCTGCAACAGCATGTCTGCGCGGCCAACAAGTGGGCCAGCATCGAGACGCCTGGCTACGGCAAGGGCTACATCGCCGCAGCCGAGGAGTGGCGCAACCTGCTCTCAGGCTTTGAGGCGCTGCGGCAGCAGAAGAACATGGCCATCATCTTGATCGCGCACGACAAGATCAAGCACTTTGAGTCACCGCTGCATGACGGCTACGACCAGTACGTCCTGAAGCTGCACGACCGCGCTGGGGCCCTCGTCATGGAGTGGGCCGACGTCATCGGCTGGGCCAACTACCAAGTCGTCACCACCGAGTCGGACGCCGGCTACGGCAAGACCGAAACCAAGGCCCGCACGACGGGCAAAAGAATTCTTCATGTCGAGCCGCACCCTGCCCACATGGGCGGGAACCGCTTCGGCCTGAAGAACATGCCTCTCGACTGGGAAGCATTCGCCGCCGCACTCGCGGCAAACAACTGAAACCAACCGGAGCACAACCATGCCCTCATTCAACTTTAACGCCGCAACCGTCGAGCCGATGGCTCCCCGCAACTATGACCCGCTGCCTAATGGCCAGTACGAGATGATGGTCGTCAAGTCTGACGTCAAGCCCACGAAGGCCGGCACCGGCCACTACCTCGAGCTGGAGATGCATGTGATCTCTGGCGAGCACTCCGGCCGCCGGCTGTGGGAGCGGCTAAACGTAGACAACCCCAACAAGGACGCAGAGAACATCGCAAAGGCGGCTCTGGCTGCGCTGTGCGTGGCCGTTAACGTGCCCGACATGACGGAGACAGAGCAGTTGCACGACACGCCCTTTCTGGCGCAGGTGGAGATCGACCGCAAGGACCCGAGCCGCAACCGCGTGGTCGGCTACGAGGCATCTGTGGCCGCGGCGCCAGCACCGGCACCTCGAGCCGCCGCGTCTGCTGCACGCCCTGCTGCTCCGGTGGCCGGCAAGAAGCCCTGGCAGTAAACCACTCGGGGCCGAAAGCACACACAGCGAGTAGGCCCCACCTACTAAGAGACAACGATGCCCACCATCCCCGATTCACAGCACACGACCAGCTCGGCCATCGTCCGCTGGTACGAGAGCAAGCCGCAGGACCACCGGCCGCACATGGGCGCCTCGCTCATCGGCCATCAATGCGAGCGCAGCATCTGGCTGACCTGGCGCTGGGCCATGAAGCCTGAGTTTCAGGGCCGCATCCTGCGCCTGTTCGACACCGGCAAGCGCGAGGAGCCGCGGCTGCTTGAGGAGCTGCGCGGCATCGGCGCGACCGTCTGGGACACAGATCCTGAGACAGGCGACCAGTGGCGCGTCAGTGCCTGCAACGGCCACTTCGGCGGCAGCCTGGACGGCGTGGCCAAGGGCCTGCCGGAGGCGCCAAAAAGCGTCGCGGTGCTCGAGTTTAAGACGCACAGCGAGAAGTCCTACGCGGAGCTGGTCAAGCACAAGGTCAAGGCCAGCAAGCCACAGCACTACGACCAGATGCAGGTCTACATGGGGCTGATGGAGCTCGACCGCGCCCTGTATCTCGGCGTCAACAAAAACACCGACGCCGTCTACAGCGAGTGGGTTCACTTCGACCAGGATCGCTTTGCGATGCTGATGGAGCGGGCCGAGCGGCTCATTGGTATGACAGAACCGCCGCCGCGGCTTAGTGATGATCCAGCCCATTTCTCCTGCAAGATGTGCTCGTTCTGGAAGCACTGCCACGGCGGCCAGGCGGCCGAGATGAACTGCCGCACCTGCTGTCATTCCTCACCCATTGAGAATGGCGCATGGGTGTGCGGTAAGGACTCCACATTACTTAGCGAGCAGGACCAGAAGGCGGCCTGCTTCGACCACCTGCTGATCCCTGCCCTAGTGCCCTACGGCGAGCCGGTCGATGGCGGCGAGAACTGGGTCGCCTACAAGCACCGCACCACAGGCGAGATGTTCGTCAATGGCAGCGAGGGCTCGAAGGACTACGGCCCGAATTTCAGCAGCAAGGAGCTGCACAACTGCAATGCCTCCCTCATCGCTGACGTCATCAAGGTCAAGACCGAGTTTCCTGTCAGCAAGGTCGTCGGCGGCTCGACCAACCCGCCGCCAGGCGATGACTTGACGACGCTGTTCGATGACATCGCCGACGACATCGACGACCTACCGCCGGCCAAGCCTTTGACCCCATCCAAGCGCAAGGAGCGCGAGCACATTAAGGCCGCCGTCAAGGCGCTCGAGGAGGCACGCAAATGAGCTTCATAACTCACCTATTGGCATTCCTTGCCGGCGGCGCTGCAGGCGTCGTTCTAGTGTCTCTGGTCTGGTTTGTCAGAGAGCTCAATGATGACGATGGATCAGTTGATTGAGCGGCTGCGCAAGCGCACCGAGGAGGTCGGTGAGTGCTGGGAGTGGCACGGCGCCCTGCAATCGAACGCGCCGACGCCGGTCATGCGGCACGAAGGCACGACGATGGCGGTGCGCCGCGTCATTGCAATCGTGGCCGGGCTGCAGCTCACGGGGCGTCTGGCGACGCATAAGTGCGGCAACCCTCTATGCGTCAATCCAGACCATGTGGCGATGGTGACGCGCAGGCGGCTGCAGAAGCGCATCGCCACAACCATCCAGTACCACGCCAGCCCTGTGCGGATGCAAAAGCTGGCCGACAAGGCTAGGAGCAAGGCCAAGCTAACGATGGACCTGGCTGAGCAGATC